AGAGAACTTTCAGACGAAGAACGAAACGAATTGTTGAAGACGATAGAATACTCAAACTACAAATTATTTGACACATTCAATTTTGCCAAATCAATTTGGGATTTAGTTTTTGATACCGTTGAAATTTCCTTAAAGAAAAACAAGGATAATCTGGGTTCAGGTATGGGTTATTGTTTCCATTATGGAAAGAAAGAAAACAAAGTTTATGTTTGGGAATATCAAATCAAACGTGACCGAAAGCTACCCAACACAAACAAAACAACAATCAAGTTAATTTATGAAAACTCCCCTGAAGATATTACCTTATCTTCAATCATAGAAAAAAACTCATCTTTTGTTAAAAGGAACTATAAGACATTCCCTGTATTTGAAATGAGGTGTAATCAAGAGTTCCCAATGGAACAAACAATAGTTCCAATCATGAAAAGGAAAATTATGTCATATATTTTTCAAATTCCTAACTTAACTAAGATAAAAAACTTTGACTCTAAATAAAAAATCATTTATAATTGGGTATAATGGGATTTAACAAGAGATATATTAATTATCAAAATACTTTAATCGCCCTTCAATCTAACAAATTAAAAGATTATTATGGGAAGAGTGATGCCCTTATCTTTAACGATGAAAAGAGTGAAAAAGTTTATGATTTATTTGTGGAAGGTAAAACAACTGAAGAAATAATAAAATTAATTAACCTGTAACATGGAAGAAAAAGTAACCAAAAATTTAATGGGTAAGCTTAGACAACCCATCCACATTGATTACATATCAATGTATATTCTTAGAGAATCAATTGAAAAAACTAAAGACATCATTGATAAATTAGTTGAAGACAATATTATTGAAGAATCAAAATATGTGAAAGATTATTATGTGGTTAAAAACATATAAGATTCAAAACGGATACGAAAAATAATTAAAAATTTATATTACACATTTTTATCTTGAAAACAAAATTAGAATATGTTTGGTTAGATGGTTATAAGCCAGAGCCAAATTTGAGAAGTAAGGTTAGAATTATTGAAAAACCTACGAACAACATTACCATTATGGATATTCCTGATTGGGGTTTTGATGGTTCATCAACAAATCAAGAGGAAGGTTATTCTTCAGATTGTTATTTGTCACCTGTTAGAATTTATTCCAACAACAAGTCATCTGATATCGTTTATGTTTTTTGTGAAGTGATGGACAAAAACGGCAATCCACACTCAACAAATGACAGGGCAAAATTAGGTGCCGAAGATAAAGATTTTTGGGTAGGATTTGAACAAGAATACTTTATCCGTTCAGGTCATAATAAATCTATTTTAGGGATGAACATTACAGGAGGAATAATTGACCCTCAAGGAATATACTATTGTGGTGTTGGTGGTCAAATGTATGGAAGAAATTTAACCGAACAACATTTAGATATGTGTTTGGATTATAATATTGGTATTGAGGGAACCAATGCTGAAGTTGCAATTGGTCAATGGGAATACCAAGTATTTGCTAAAGGTAAAGTTCAAGCCGCTGACGACTTATGGATGTCTCGTTACTTCCTTTACAAAATTGCCGAGAAACACGGATATCAAATTGAATTACACCCAAAACCTTTAACAATGGGAGATTGGAATGGTTCAGGTCTTCATACCAACTTCTCAAACAAAAGAATGAGAGATACAGGAGGAGAAGAATACTTCAACTCAATCTTCAAAGTATTTGAATCAAGAGCAAAAATTCATATTGAAAATTATGGTTCAGATAATCATTTAAGATTAACTGGTAAACATGAAACACAATCAATTGATAAGTTCAGTTGGGGCGTATCTGACAGAGGTGCATCAATTAGAGTACCAAAAACAGTTGGTGAAACTTGGAAAGGATACCTTGAAGATAGAAGACCAGCATCTAATGCAAATCCGTACCGTATTCTTAATGTTATTTGTGAGTCATTGGATTTGGCAAAAGATTTGGATGAAACATTACATGTAATGTATGATGATATTGATACCAGTAAGTTGAGTGAAAAGTATGGGACATTATCAAATAATGAACTATTGAATGAATATAATACCGACTTTGACTCTGAATTTGATGATATGATGATTTGATGGATTCTAAAGCAAATGTCCCAACTGAAGAAATTAAATTTAATCTAAATAAAAATTAATATGAATGATGAAAAAGAAATGGTTAATCACCCTGACCATTACCAATTTGGTAAAAATAATGAATATGAAGCCATTAAGGTTATTGATGCTTGGGACTTGGGATTCTCATTGGGGAACACGGTTAAGTATATCTCAAGAGCGGGTAAGAAAGACCCTACAAAAGAAATTGAAGATTTGAAAAAGGCATTATTTTATTTAGAACATCACATTAAAACATTAGAAAAAAAATGATAGAAAATTATATAGGAAAAGTTATTAATGGAGATTGTATTGAGGTAATGAAAACTTTACCGGATGATAGTGTAAATTTGGTGGTGTCATCGCCTCCATATAATGTAGGAATTGGTTACGACACACATATTGATACTTTATCGATGGATGAGTATTGGGGTTGGACAAAAGAGTGGTTAGCGGAAACTTACCGATTACTCAAAGACGATGGTAGAATTGCAATTAATATCCCATTAGAGACAAATGTTAGAGAACGTGGTGGTAGAGTATTTTTTGTTTCTGAATTTTATCAGATAATGAAACAGGTTGGGTTTAAATTCTTTGGTGTTGTTGACCTTGAAGAAGTATCACCACATAGAAGTAAAACAACAGCTTGGGGTTCGTACATGTCCAGTTCTGGGCCGTACATATATAACCCGAAAGAGTGTGTGGTCTTGGGTTACAAGAAACATCATATTAAGACAGTTAAGGGTGAATCACAATGGAAAGGAGTTCCGACTGAAATTGAACAGGAGGATGGAACAATTAAGAAAAAAGTAGTTTATCTTGAAGAAGATAAGAAAGAGTTTATGGAATTAGTATTCGGACAATGGAAATATTTTGCGGATACCAAATCTTTAACTAAAGCAAGTTTCTCAATGGATATTCCAAGTAAAGCTATCAAAATATTGACTTATAAAAATGATATTGTTCTTGACCCATTTGCTGGAAGCGGGACTAGTTTGGTTGCGGCTGAAACCTTGAATCGTAGATGGATAGGAATTGAATTGAGTGAGAATTATGCAAAGATTGGACGAGATAGAGTCCAACATTTTATTGATTTAAATAAACAAACCAAATTAGAATTTAATTAAAAGGGTCGTGAGACCCTTTTTTTCTTTTATGGATATTTATTAGTAAAACAAAAATGGTCAATATCATATTAACTGAAAAACAATTAGCATTAATTACACGAAATTTTGTTGATAAAGATAAAAAAAATAAATTCAATTCAAATACGATAGATAATGGATTGGATTATATGACAGAAATTTTCGGTGGAACTTTGAAAGTTAATATAAAATCTAAAAATAAAAAATAATTTAACGATATGAAAGAAGAATTAATACTTAAATTAGTACAAATACAATTACAATTCAAATTTTTGCATTGGCAAACATTTGGGGATGCTAAACACAGGGCTTACGGTGAAATATACGACAGTTTAGGTGAAACAATTGATATGTTTACTGAATCTATGATGGGTAAATACGGTAGACCTGAATTTGAACCTGAGTTTTCAATTATGTTCCAAGATATAAGTGCAATCAATGTTCAAAACTTTTTGGACGGAATCACCGAGTTTTTGGTTGATATGACAGAACAATTAGATTCAAGATACGATACTGATTTACTTAACCTTAGAGATGAAATGCTGGGTGAAATCAATAAATTAAAATACTTATTAACATTAAAATCATAATATGGGACAAAAAATAATAAAATTAACTGAAAACGATTTACGAAACATCGTTAAAAGAGTCATTAAAGAACAAGACGAAAACCATAACGCAAATCTTACAATTCAATGTTTCTTGAATAAGAAAGGAATTAAAGACAATTTAGGGCAACCGTTAAAGATGGATGGTAGTATCGGTAAATTACCTAATTCAAAAACGGCACAAGCAATTGCTACTTATCAATCAAAAATTGGTGTGAATGATGATGGAGTTTGGGGTTATGAGACAGGTCAAAAAATGTCATCCGCAGATAAATCAATATTCAAACAATGTGCATCTGACCACGGAGATTTAATTGATAAAGCAATGCATTGGCTTGGAATCGATTAAGATATGAATTAAATTAATTTCATAACGAATTAGATAGGTTTTTATTAAAAAAGTGTATATTTATAAGTATACACTTTTTTTTATGATTAAATCAGTTTGGAAACCAATAAGTAAAAAATCTAAGATATCATATTATGAAATCGTAGATAAAGAAAGATTATTGAATAAAAAGGGTACGACAGCATATAAAGTGATATGGGTTTGTGATAACCCTAATTGTCGTACACCTGATTTAATTCACTCAATTAGTGCTTGCCATTTAGTAAAAGAAAAGATGTGTTATGGAACACAAATTTGTCGACCGTGTCAATGTTCTGGT